GTGCCGTCAATCTCGTATGCTTGCCTCAAGGATGAAACAAGAGTGTTTTCAAAGATATTGGCCGGAAAGACGCGTGTGTTTATATGCATGCCGATGGATTACAATCTGTTAGTGAGAAAGTATTTTGGTACTTTCGTAGCGACGATGCATGCCACCGCTGGGCAACTAGCTGCGTGTGTAGGCATTGATGCTGGAACTGGATGGACGGCCTTATATCAGAGATTAGCTCGTGTTGGAGACAATTGGGAGGATTTCGACTATGCAAACTGGGACACTCTATTACATCCTGAGTTTTTCGAGTCCTTCGTTGACATAGTGAATAAATGGTACCGCGTCGATAATGATTCAGAAGATGGTAAAGTTCGGAGAGTGTTGATACATGAGATAGTGTACAATTACATCATCGCTAAAGATAGATTAGTTTTCAAAACTACAGGTACATCAAGTGGATGTGCTATAACAGCAGAATTGAATAGTGTGATTGGCGATTTGATTATGTTTTATTGTTTTTACTATTATAATGTGAAACACAACCTTGGATTTACATCCCAAGATTATTTTGACAACGTAGAAATAGCCGTGTACGGAGATGACGTCGTGAAAAATGTGAGTAAAGAGTTCGAATGGTTTTCAGGTTCGAACATCCTCCCCATTGTCCAGGAATTGGGGTTGGATATAACAACTGGAGATAAGAAAGGTAAGAGTTTCTCGTTCAAAACAATCGACGAGATTGGTTTCCTTAAGCGCCGTTTTCGGCGTGAAGGTAACATTTGGAGAGCACCCCTCGAGAGAGATATTCTGTGCGATATTTACCAATGGATCCATCGATCAGACGATCCATACGCTGCTACGGCACTTAATTGTGACGTGGCTTTGCGTGAAGCAGCACAACATGACCCAGAGTTTTACAAGTTCCTACAAGAACATTTGAACAGGAAAATCGCGGATTTGGCGCTTGCTGAGGGCACTATGAGGATTAAACCTCTTATGCTTCAGCGAGAAGATTATCTTAGCGGTAACCGCAGACTTTGGTAATATTTAATGTCTTCTTGAGAAGAGTGGATTTTGCTTATTACCAAATAGCTGCGGTTCCACTCGAACCGTAGATATTTGGTATTTAT